TGAGGCGAACTGCCACATTCTCCAGCTCACCGACTCGCTCAACGCAGCCACGCGCGAGCGCGACGAAGCTCGCTCGCGGCTTGCAGAACTCGCCCCCAAGGTGTTCATCACGCAGCTAGAGCGAGGAGAGATCCGCCACGTCGCCTACGTAGCCGGCGGCTACTACGCGCGCGAGGCAATCGCGGAATGGGCGAAAAAAGCGCTGGGCTTCGAGCGCGCAGACGAGATCCGGCGCTTGACGATCCCAGATCACAAGCAATTCCCGCCTGTGGCGGGTGGGAGCCCCGATGAACCTTGACAGAATCGAGCGCCGCGCCAACGCGGCTACCAAAGGCCCATGGGGCTTCTCGTACGGGGACCGTCGCTACATCGCCGACCCATCGACGGACATAGTGGGAGAGGTCGCGCCGCCGTACAGCGGGCAAACGATGTGCGTCTTCGCTGTTGCCAGCGCAAACCAGGGAGACTCGGAGTTCATCGCGAGCGCCCGCACCGACGTTCCCGCGCTCATCGCGCGAGTGCGCAAGCTGGAAGAGCGCGCCCTCACCGCCGAGGAGCGGCTAGAGCAGATGACCCGCGAGCGCGACGAGGCACGCGCGCAGCTTGCAGCCCACGACACCGGCGCACCCTGCGACGGACACCGCCACTGTTGCGCGGATCGCAGGAAGCTCGCAGAGGAGCTGTTGAGAGTTCGAGCGGAGCGAGACGAGGCCCGTGCGCAGCTCGCAGCCGCAAAGGAGAAACCATGATCTACCATGGTGCGCTAGGCAACGGAGAGGACGGGCCGATATGCCGGCTCGAACTTGATCCGCAAGACGGCATGATTCTAGTCGGCGTCAGGACCGCTTCGAGGCTCGACCTGATTACCTGCATCACATGCCACGGTAAGCTCAACAGCTTTCTGCTGCGCATCTACGCAGCACGCGATGAATAGACCATGAACCAAATCCCAAGGCGGTTCAAGACGGTCAGCCGCAAGTACCCAGGTTACAAGCACTACGAGTGGACCCTCCTGAAGCTCCTCGAAGACATGGGCTCCGCTTCGTCCAGACGCTGGCTCGTTCAATGCTCGTGCGGTGAGTTCGCACGCAGATTCGAAAACGAAATCAACTACCGATTCGTTGCCTGCCTATCATGCCGCACCAAGGCCCCGCCCCATGAGTGACTCCATCAAGCGCCGCATCCCCGGCGGGAACTTCGTCACCACCGCCAAAGCCTACTGCGACGGCTGGCGACGGTACGCAGAACCTGTCGCAGCCATGACCGGATGGTCAATCCATTCGTTCGCCAAAGACATCAAGTTCGTCTCGCCAGACTACAAGCACACCCAGTCCATGAGCATCGAGTTCATCGAAGCTCTATTCCCAGTCATCAGGCCAAAGGCTCACAAATGCTCCAACTGCAACGTGCCGTGTTCCTTCGTGGTGTCTCCGACCCATCCGAAGAGAGTCGAATCACCACTACCTTCTACCGGCCAAAGCACGCCGACCTCTACTACCACGAAGGATTCGTCCGATCCGGAGGCGTCCTCGTCCCAGTAGATAACGTCGTCGAACTGCTCAGCCTGCCCGTAGTCGTGACGGAAGCCGCCCCACCTGTCGAGGAGCCTGCCGTTGAAGAAGCCATCATCCGTCGCCGTGGACGCCCGCGTAAACTCCCCATCAGCTGACATTCTAAGCGCGTTCGAAGCCAGGGTTAAGCAGAACCTAGAGGAGAAAAGCCTTGTTCACTTCGAGGGTTTGCTCACCTCTCCTCTTGGTTTTGCTCTCACCACTGCTAGTCCGCTTCAACGAGCAATTGCTCGCGTTGCCGATGGTCGTCCTCTTGGCGACCTTGCGGATGACCCGGTCGTACTCCGCGCGTTCGGTGGCGTGGTTCCAGAAGCGACGAAGCCGTCTGAGTTCGCGATTGTCTCGGGCATCCGTACCGCGAAGAGCCTATCTGCTGCGGCGCTTGCGGTCCATTGGTCGCAGCGTGCGGACCTCTCAAGGCTAGGCCCTGGAGAGATTCCGCGTATCTCCATCGTCTCTCTCTCGAAAGACCTCGCGGACGTGGTCTACGGCCACATCGTAGGCCGCACGATGGCGTCTCCGCTCCTGTCAAAGCTCGTTCTTGAGACCCCGACAGCTGACACCCTGATGATGCGGCACCCTTCAGGAAGGCCCGTAGAGATCAAAGTCGTCGCATCTAGCAAGGCCGGTACGTCCCTCGTAGCCCGCTGGTCTGCTGGCGTCATCCTCGACGAAGTCGCCCGATGGGGTTCGGACGATGCAGCCGTCTCCGTCAACGACCTGCGCGACGCCGTCTTGCTCCGCATCCTGCCAGGAGCGCAGCTCGTCTACATCTCGTCGCCGTGGGCTCCGATGGGGTTCCTCTACGACCTTGTCAAAGAACGATGGGGGCGTCCAAGTCGAGACTGCGTCGTCGTCAAAGCTCCAGCCTACGACATGGCTCCCATCATCTGGACGCCAGAGAAGCTGGAGATTGCCAAGCGCGACCCTCGCATCTATCGCACCGACATTGAGGCAGAGTTCGCCGACCCTGAAGAGGCTCTCTTCACGACAAGCATGATCGAAGGTGCCACGAGGGAAGCCCCAATTGCTTCCGCACCTCAGCCCGGAGTGACGTACACCGCAGCCATCGACCCGGCAACCCGAGGCAACAGCTTCACCCTCGTCGTGGCTACTGGCTCAGGCAGGAAGAAGAAGGTCATCTGCTTGGCTCGCCAGTGGACCGGAAGCCCAGTAAATCCCTTGCGTCCTGCACTCGTGCTGCAAGAGATTGCACACATACTGAAAGCATATAGGGTCACGATACTGGATAGCGACCAGTACATGGGTGACGCGCTGCGTGACTTGGCTAACCAAGTCGGGCTCGTGCTCGTGCCTCACGCATGGACCTCGACGGAGCGCACCAAACGATACCTGACGCTCCGCACGATGTTCGAGATTGGCGACGTGGAGCTTCCTCCTGACTCGTTCGTCCGCCAAGACCTTCAACGCGTCATTCGTCGGTACACGCAATCGGGCATCAGCATCGACCTCGCCAAGTCTGGCGACGGTCGCCACGCCGACTATGCTCCGGCTATCTGCATGGCTTTGACGAGGTGGCACGAGCTTGAAGAAAGCCCGCAGCAGAACGAGTTCGAGGACGGATACCAAGGGCTGAGCAAAGAAGAGAAAGAAATATGGCACCCATTAGAAAAGAAGATACGCAAGAAAAATGAACGCGAATCCAAGTATCTACGCTTCCGCTCTTGAAGTAGGGCGACGGTTATGGATACTTGGCGCATATGGCGAGTATTTCCGACACGACTGAAGCGTGGTGGCTTCTCTATCAGCAAGATGAGAACCCCGGAGGCGCAGTCATCGGTGCGGTCAATGACATCCGAAACGAGTCATCGTACCGCCGCCAGATGTGGCAGCGAGCCGCCCAGGTATACGGCACCGACCTGAAGATGTTCGGAATGCCGGTTAAGAATATTTGGGATGAGCGCGTCAATTTCAACGTCGCACGCAACGCTATCCACACGATGCAAGCGAAGCTGTGCCGGCAGATGCCGCTCCCAAGCGCGCAGACTGTCGGCGCAGACTTCCTTCGTCGCTTCCGTGCCCAGCAGCTTGACAAGTTCCTGGCTGGGACGTTCACTGCCAACAGCTACGCCAAGATTTATCCGCAGCTTATCCTCGACGTTCTCGTCTTCGGCACGGCGGCGGTAAAGGTCTACGTTCAAGACGGCCAGCCGGTCATCGAGCGCATTCCTATTTTTGACCTGCTCATCAGCGAGGTCGAATCGCGTTACGGCACGCCACGATGCCTCTACCATCGTTGCTACATGGACCGCTCCGTTGTCCTGGAGATGTTCTGCCGCGAGGAAGACAGCGACGACGAGTCACTCTTCGGCACCCTCGAAGAGCGCCGTGCGTCTATTCTCGCCGCTCCACGGCCACAGGACGACGATTCCGTCTACCTGAATGTTACCCGTCACTCGGACCAGATTCTCGTCTACGAGGCCACGCACCTTGCGTCAGGCCCAGACGCGGACGATGGCCTTCGAGTCGTGTCCGTGAACGGCGGCACGAACTCAGGCACGCTTCAGGCGTTGCCGTGGACGCGCCACAAGAACGCGGGGCTCGGGTTCCTCAAGCTTAACGCTACGCTCTCTGGCGTGTTCGGGCCTTCTATGGCCCTTGAGCTTGCGTCGGCTCAAGACGAGTACGACCGGCTCAGCGAGAAGATTCAGATGGCGCATAACCTGATGGGCGGAAGCCACATCATGGTTCAAGCCGGCACGCTCGGCAAGACGCACATCGACAACGATATCGGGACGTTCATCGAGTACTCCGGCGCTGAGCCGAGGACGTTTAACCCGCAGCCGGTTCACCCGGACACGTACGCCTACAAGGACATGATCGCGACCAACATGCTGAAGTACCTCGGTATTTCAGAGATGGCTGCACAGTCCACGCTTCCGGCTGGCTTGCGCCAAGCTTCGGGGCGAGCCCTCACTGTCTATGACGACATGGAAGATGCGCGATTCCGCGTAGCCCATGAGTCCGTTCAGCAGTTCCACGTGGACATCGGCTGGCTCATCGTCGATGCGTGCGAAGAGGCGGCTGAAGCTGGGCAGCAAGTAGAGATTCTGGCTCCAGGCCAAGGGTCGCTTGAGCGTATCAACTGGTCTGACATCCAGATGGACCGCAAAGAGTACGCCCTCCGATGCGAGCCAATCTCCGCACTCTCTCAGACAAAAGCGGCACTCTTTGCTGAGGTGCTAGAGCTGGTAGACCGCAAGGTCATTACCGACCGTGGCGTCGTTGCGCGGATGCTCAACCTCCCGGACGCGGAAGAAGAGCGCGACCTTGAGACCGCAGACATCGACATGGTCGATAAGACCGTCTCGCTCATCCTGCGCGGCAAGGATTACCCGGACCCTGACCGTCGCATGAACCTGCCGCTGGCCTACGACCGGACCCGGAAGCACTACCTCAAGGCCCGCATCGACGGAATTCCTGACGAAAAGGTCCAGGCCCTCGACGAGTACTTGACCAAGATTGAGCAGCTGCTGACGGCAGCGCAGGCAGAGCAGCAGGCGCAAGCCGAAGCCGCCCAGCCGCCGCCACAAGAAGCACCGCAGGGAGCCCCCCCTGCTGCACCACCGGAGGAAACCGCAAATGGATGAACTGACAAGCAAGCTTATTGCTGCCGCTGACACCGCCCTTAAAGAGTCTGCGCCGCCTGACGGCGACGACGGGGGCGAAGCTTCTCCGGAAGTCGCGGAGACGGCCTCTGCGAGCCCTGGCGAGCCATCGTCTGCGAACAGCGCCGATGACGGCGACGACAGTGTCGAAGCCGAAGCCGGCGCAGAAGCCAGCGACGAAGACGCGCCCGCACCGGCAGACCTCGTTGATGAGATTCTTGCCGTGCGTTCAAGCGCAGAGCGCAAGGTTCGCAAGGCTGAGCAGCGCGTGACAGCTCTTGAGGCTCAGCTTGAGAAAGCTGGACAGGCTATCGAGCAGTCGAAGCAGCAGATGGTCAACGAGCTTTTTAAGAAGCTTCGTCGCGCTCCAGCAAAGACGTTTCAGGAATACGGGTTCAGCTTCCAAGACCTCATCGACGCGGGCATTCGCGAGGGTAACGGGGAAGACTCCCGGTTTGCCGATGGGTTTGACGAACTGAAGCAAGAGATTCAGTCCCTCAAGAAAGAGCGCGAAGAGTCCCTGCGTCAGCAGGAGACGCAAACGCAACGCGCCCAGATGCAGCAAGCTCGAACGGAGTTCTTGTCGCAAGTCGATAAGTCAAAGTTCCCGACGCTTTACTCAATGTTTTATGACGACCGAGACGCGCTGTGGCGCGAGGCAATCAGCGTGGCTCAGACGCACGAGCGTCAGCACGGGGTTCCTCCAGAAGACTCCAAGGTAATCAAATACCTTGAGGAAAAGTACAAGGCGCGTGTCGCGCGTCTTGGTGGTGGGGCGGCAGAGCCAACAACGGCAAAAAAGCCAGTGGCGAAGTCACTCAGCACGAAGGCTTCCAGCGAGACGCGGACGTCTGGCAAGCCTTTTGGGCAGCTCTCTGCTGAAGAACAGAGAGAGGTTCTTCTCGCCGCAGCGAAAAAGGCTCGTCAGCCCTCCGCATCTAACTGAAAGAAGGTAATCTCAAATGGCATACTCAAATCCAACGTACGGCGCAGTTCAAGCTATCCTCAAGACCAAGTACCCTGACGGAGCGATCCCCCAGGCAATGTACAAGGACTTCCCGTTCCTTTCGCTCGTTAAAAAGACGACGAACTTTGACGGCGACTTCCGCGTTGTGGCTCTCCAGAACGAGCGTCCGCAGGGCTCGTCTTCGGTGTTTGGTGTTGCCCAGGGCATCGCCCAGTACGGTCTTCGCGGCGGTGGCGGTAGCTACAACCGCTTCCAGGTCTACCGTACCCGCCACTACGGCATTCTCCGTATGGACGGCGAAACGATGAAAGCTGCCGTTCGTTCGGCTGGCGCTCTCGTGGACCTCTGGAACCAGGAGACGGACGGAATCTCGAAGAACGAGATGGCGGACTTGGAGTTCCAGCTTTTCGGCGACGGTACGGGCGTGCGCGGTTCGGTCGCGACCGGCGGCTATTCGGCTGGCACCATCACCCTCGCGACCACGGCGAACGCGGTTTACTTCAACCTCGGGATGCAAGTCCAAATCTTCTCGACGGCTGGCGTTGAGCGCACCGTGACGGGCCAGTACCTCTATGTCCAGGCCATCGACCGTAAGGCCGGCACTGTGACCATCGTTTCGATCCCAACTGGCGGCGGAGCAGCGACGACCAACCCAACGTTCTCCGGCTCTGCGCCTGTTGCGACTGACGTTATCTCGCGCGCTGGCGACTTCCAGCTTTCGACTGCGGTCGGCGGCTCGGCATCTGTGACTTCTGGCGCTGGCGCTGGCGTCGTTTGCGGCGTTCAGGCATGGGTTCCCGCCACGGTCACTTCGGCCACGTATTGGGGCCTTGACCGCTCGGTGGACCCAGTCCGTCTTGCCGGCCAGCACCTCAACGCAGCGGGCCTCCCGCTCAACGAAGCTCTCATGGAAGCCGAAGGCCAAGTCGCCATTCAGGGCGTTGGGCACCCGGACCACATCTTCGTGAACCCCCTCGACCTGCAGAACCTCAAGAAGGCTCTTGGCGTTGACATCCGCTATGACCGCGTCCAGAGCAACGTCGCTGGCGTGTCGTTCAAGGCTGTCGAGTACGACGGAATGCAAGGCCCAGTCAAGATCATCTCGGCTCCTTTTTGCCCACGCAACAAGGCCATGATGCTGAATCTTGCCAGCTGGGAACTTGCGACCCTCGGCCCAGCACCTCAGATGCTCGATTGGGATAACAACGACTACCTCCGCGTGTCGAACAATGACCAGTACGAAGTCCGCTTCGGTCACTACGGCCAGTTCATCTGCAACAACCCTGGCGCTAACATCGTCATCGACAACTTCGGCCTCTGAGCCACAGGCTAAGAAAGGAGCCTAACTCATGGCACTGAACCGAAACCTTTACCCGACTTCGGGTACGAACATCGTAAAGCACGGGCGAATGGTCCAGCGTTGGCTGGTCAATACGGCGGGCACCGCTGTCAACGTGGCGACCGATGAATACGGTCTTGCGAGCAACGCAACGGCGGGGCGCGGCCTCAACATGACTGCATTCTCGACTGGCCGTTTTACGGTCAGTCTTGATGCGGGCAATTCTGTTGCGGACATCTTGAAGGCTGATGCAAGCATCACGTCTTATATCGCGTCTCCGCTTGTCAACTACTTCGTCATGCCGGAGGCGATTACGTCTTCCAGCGTGACGTTCCAGATTTGGAAAACGACGGCTTCTGGTCCAGTCGTGGCTACGTCCAATCCCGCGTCCAGCGTAACCGGGTCTGTGTCCACGGCGTTTGCTCTTGGCACCTCTCCGTTTGTTGCCCTTAGCACTGGCCTTGCTACGACGTTTACCCGCGTCCCCGTCACTGTCGTTGCTTCTGGTGGAGTCCCGATTGCGGGCCTTACCATGACGCTCACGACGGCTGCTGCTACGTCAACAACGACCGGCAGCTTCACTATCGGCAAGTCGTTTACCATCACCAATGTCGGAGACACTGACTTCACCCTGATCGGCGCTTCAAGCAACGCCATCGGTGTGCAGTTTACTTCGACGGGCCTTGGCGGCGGAACGACTGGAACGGCAAACACGACGACTGTTGCTACGGCAACGTTCGACCAGTCCGGGCCGACCATTGCGGCGCTCCTGGCTGTTGGCGTTCCAGCAACGGCAACGACCTACACGGTGACTGTCCCAGCAAACCTTGGCTCCACGACGGCTACCTGCAACGCAGCGACATCTTTCGGGACTGTCATTGTGACGCAGGCTTCGCCCGTTTACCTTTCCGTGGACATCCAGTTCACGCAAAGCGCGGTGTCAGCGTGAAAGGTCGCGGACTAGCCATCATCCTCGGAGCTAAAAAGCCGATGGATGATGACGAAGAAGAGGCCCCCCCATCTTCGAAGCGCGAGCAAGAAGGTGCGTCTGCCGAACTCGAACCGCTTCTGAAGGCCCAATGGGACTGCATGAAGCGTGGCGACTTCAAGAAGGCTGCGAAAATCGAAGCTGAGATTCACCGCATCTGCGATTCCTACATGGACGACGACGAGGGCGAAGAAGTCGGCGAAGAGGATAAGGACGAGGAGAAGTACTGATGGCTAGGTCGCGCACACTCGCAGAACTCGAAACCTTCGTCCGCCGTGAGGCAGATATGGTGAACTCAGCGTTCGTGAGTTCCGATGAGGTGCGCGACTACATCAACGAGTCGTGGGCTCAGCTCTACGACCGGGTATGTCTTTTCGACCAAGAATACTTCCTGCGCTCCGTGGACTTCGGGACCACAGGCACGGGGGCGTATGACCTTTTGAACGCAGGGAAGACTGGTGTCGTCCGGGCAATCTCGATTGTCTCGGGCGGCACTGGTTATTCTAACGGGCTCGTGCAGCTCCAGCTCGGGACGAACGTCTCAGCTTCGGCTACGGCGGTCGTCGGCGGCGGCGGGACCATCTCGTCGTTGACGCTTCTGGAGTCCGGGGATGGCTACACGACTCTTTCCGATACGAGCGATTACAACACTCTTGTCGTCGTGCAGGGGGCGGTTGTGTCCGCCTCGGTGACGGCCACAATCGAGTCTGATTTTTACAAGGTTAAGGGCGTTTGGTTTGGGTCTGCTGGAGCTTCCTCCGGCATGTTCTGGAACCCGCTCAAGCGTATGCAGTGGGACGAACTCAACATGTTCACCCAAGCCGGTATCTACGCCGGCACGTCTCAGCTTGCCCTTTACCGGGTCATCTCGGACAAGGGCCGCGAGAAGCTCCTCCTTGCTCCTGACCGCCTAAGCGGGTCTCTGCGCGTCTGGTACTACCCGGCTCCGCCCATCATGTTGAACATGCAAGACCGCATCGACGGTCGCGCAGGGTGGGACGACTGGGTTATCAAGGATGTCGCCATCAAGTGTCTGCTCAAAGAAGAGAGCATCGAACAAGCGGCGAGCCTGAAGGCTATCCGCGACGAGATTTGGTCCCGTATCCAGCTTCACGCTTCGGATCGCGACGGGTCGCAACCTGAGCGCGTGCGCAACGTCCGGCTCCTGAGCCGCCGCTACGGTTACTGGAGGTAATCATGGCAGCTACTGGCACGACGGCTGTAAGCAAGCCGCAGGCATATGCTCCGACACCTACTGGCGACACGAAGATTGATGACATTCAAGATGCCGTCAAGCAGACTACGCAAGCGGCGAGGGCAGCTCCTCCTCCGCGTCAAGTCGTCACAGGTTTGCAGAAGAACCGCCCGAACCAGGGCGTGACGTTCAAGCCTGGGCAGACGGTCGATATCCCGCACCAGCTAGGCAGGCTGCCAGCTGGGTTCAACATTGCCAGGGTTCTTACGAACGGCAACTCAGCTTCGGCCATGCCATCGGCATCACCGAACTTGCAGCTCGTGCCGGTCGCAGGGAATCTTGGACAGAAGATCATGCGTTTGAGGTATGTTGCACCCAAGGGCTCAACTGAATCCGTGCGGCTGCACCTGGAGCTTTTCTGATGGATACGAAGGTAGTCTCGATTCCGTTCATTGGCGGGATTAACCAGTTCGACGACCCAGACCAGCTTCCGCCCCCAGAACTTGTAGAGTGCAACGAAGCGGTTGTAAGGCGGCCAGGGCGTATCGAGAAGCGTCACGGCTTCACGCTTGTCCAGTCCACGTCGGGCGCACCGGCTACGGCCTATGGTGGCAGTGTACCGACTCCTTCTGGCTCCGTTGAGGCGATTGACGCGTACTACGGTCAGAACGGGACGCGTCCTGTTATGGCTTCTGGAAGCTCGCTCTACGAGTACGTCGGATCGGACCCGACCCATGGCTGGCGCTACGTAAACAAGCTCCCTTCGTACGTCGGTTCACTCGTGAGCGTGACCTCGTCGGGCGGCTCGGTTATCGAGACCGAGACCATCGAGGACGGGACGAACACCTACCGTTTGACGGTGTGGGTATCCGGGCAGCGCACCGGGCAAGAGCGCACCAGCGACCTTATCTACGGGGCTCAGACGGTCGGCGGCGGAAACGCTATCTATTACGCCGTGCAGCTCGTGGATACCGGGGCATTCGTTCTGGCTCCGACGCTGCTTCGCTCGTCTACCGACGCGGCCAGTGTACTGTACAACCTTCGGGTGACGCGCACCACGGCAGCGGACTACAGCCCGAAGTCTTACGTCGCATGGCAAGAGGCGGCAACTGGTAAGGTGCGCGGCGTTGCGATTGACATCACGACTGGTGCCGCGACAGCGCAAGCCACGGTAGTATCGGGTCTAGGCCAGACATGCCACCGAGCGTTCGACATTGTCGGACTGCACCCATCCATCTTGCCAAACGGCATCCTGGTTGTGTATGGCGCAGCAGACCCTGCCAGCAACACGGTCCCAGCGGCGCTGGTCGGTGTGACCAAGACGGTAAACACAACGACCGGAGGCATTACTACGACCGCGTCCGTCGCGGACCTTGTCAACCATACGGTGCCAGCCGGCGGCGGATACAGCGCGTGGGCGCATCGTGGCGTCGTGCTTGACCAGGAAGCGGCATTGGACGGCAAGGTCGCCTTCGCGGCTCGCACGGTCTCGTCGTACTACTCAGGGCCTTCAACAAACTCGTTCACGCTCGACGGGACCATCGTTCTTGGCCGCGCTGTCGTGACGGCATCGACGGTTGCTCGCGACACCAACCAAGTCTACTTGCCGCAGCTCGGCTTTACGACGCAGGACAGCCACACCAGCATCTTTGCAACGGCACTTGGCCCAGCTCGGTTTTCGGCAAGTGTAGTCGTCACGAGCGCAGCTAATCTCGGGGCGAACATTGGTTACGCGGAGCCTACGATACCACCTTTGTTCTTTGAAACAGCTTTGACTCTTACCGGCCTCGTTGGGACAACAGCAAGCGTACAGCAGTACTCCGTGGCAGCATCGCTTGGATCGTACACGCCAATCGCTCCGTATACCGCAACCGACATGCCGAACATCACGGCAGCAGCAGTATATCCGCAGAACAGTCACGTGTACCCATCGGGAGCAGCGACGGCCCCGAGTATCCCAGCGGTGCAAACTAACTGGATCACCTGGACATCCACGTCTGGCACGTATACGTCAGGAACATACACTGGAAGCTTCATTTTTGGCCCAACAGCGAGTGCGGGAAGCTTTGTTATTGGTCAACGGTATAAGATTGCCACCATAGGTTCGACAGACTTCACGCTTATTGGAGCTTCTGCGAACACCGTTAACATCGTGTTCGTCGCGACTGGAGTAGGAAGTGGTTCTGGGACGGCGCATGTGCAACTGGCTCAAGCTACCGTATATGTGGACAGCGCAGGACATATTACGGAGATTGCGATTGAAGATGGGAGGACTGTATATGCGTACCCGGCGGTCAACTCAACCGCAGCAATCTCTCATGTTGTTGGCCCACCGTTGGTGTCTGGTGCTGGCACACTGACTTCAGGCTTGGCGCACACAATTCACCCGTCATCTGGGATGCCTGCTGTCTTTGTTGACGTTCCAGCTTCCGGCGTGAACACGGGAGGCCCCTCGTATCATTCATCCGGTGGATACGAGCATTGCGTGCATCGTTGGTCGGTTGCGTCAACAGGAACTTACGTAGCTCTGGCGGTGACTTCTACGAGCGCGAATGTCGTGACGACTCCGAATGGTCAAGAGCCGTACGGCGCAGCGGACCCTCACAACTCGAACAACTTCTTCGAGGTCTACAAGTGGAATCCGGTGGTCGCCGCCTTGAACACGTCGTTGGTTACGAGTGGCTCACCCGTCAGCTGCCTTATTGGCGCGCTTGGCGGGCCATGGCGGCTTGTTAGCGGCCTTCAGGTTCTCGGAGCTAACGTATCAGGCGGCATCGACGTTGGATGCGCTATCAGCCCGTCTGGAGACGAAGGACAGCGCAACACGATGCTGGTTCGCGTAGGCTCAGACGCTGGCACGACTACGATCACCTATGCGCCGGCCAATCCGGAAGTTCAGACGGGCGCATCTGGGTACACGTACGGCAACAACCCAGGAATGTTGGTCGAATCGGCCAACATGATGCGCGTTACGTCGCTGCCGCTCAACGTGCCACGACTTACGGTAACGAGCCGAGGGTTCTTGTCGTCGGGCCTTCGAGACGGTGTAGCCAAGGGAACGCAACAAGTCTTTGCCCTCGACTACGAGGACACGGCGCAGAACTGGCGTAAGATGCAGGTTTTCAGCGACTATACGTTCATCAACGGCGGCGTCCCGTCCGTGTTTGACGGCGTCGGCTGCAACGAAGTTGTCCCGCTTGTCTGGCCTCAGTATGACTTTACCAGTATTAACTGGGCCAGCACTCCTGATGTGTATTTGACTACGGCTGCAACCAGCATTTACCATGCAGGCGCAGCGTACGCTGACATGCCGTGCGCGTTCTTTGACTACAATGCGGATACAGGCGGTGGCTACCCAGGTCCGTCAAGTTTCCTGCTTTTGAACATCACCCGCCCGTATTTTAAGTACGAAGCTGGGTTCATGGCTAAGAATGGCTGGTACGAGATACTTAGCGCGTTTCTGAGTTCTGGGAATGGCTGGTCATTTATGACCACTACTTGGGGCGGGGCTCCTTCAGCAAACTACGAGTCCGCTTATTCGGACCCGCGTATTTCACAGTTTAGCTCAATCAGCCCATCGACATCTGGGTTTAGCCAAGCCGGTGCAATCGGTCAGCATTACTACGGTCGCTATCACAACAACCCGGCGATATTCGGCAATAATCCCAGCCAAGGGATGTATGTTGGGGACAGCCAAGGGTTGTTTGTATGGGCACCCAGAAGCGCGCCTGGGTGGGGCGGAAACACAGGCGACAATATAAGTGACACCGACTTTGGTAAAGCAAGCATCTACAGCCCGGCTGATGCCGGTGGCGACTTTCTCATGCGTTGGACGTATGAGTATGTTGATGGGACTGGGCGCATAAGTCGTTCGGCCCCATCCCTGCCTACACAGTACACCATCTGCGCTGAAATTATTGGGGCTCCTCTGAAGCTCGAAGGCGACGCTCCCGCATACACTGGTGGGCTGGTATCCGTATTCCAGTACGGGTTCTTTGCGCCACGTCTTGAGCTGACGAACCGGCTGAGCACGGCAGCATCGGACCCTCGCCGCATGGTCACGCAGCCGTACACGACAGCCGAACCGTTCTCGACGGTCTTGTATCGGATGCCGTTCTCAAACTTCGGTAACTCGGCGTCAGACTTCGTCATCGACCGCAACGTCACCCGCGCAGTCGTGCCATACACGGCCAGGGCATACGACGGGGCCTACAACGGGACGGGCACGGTCCCGCTTGGACTCGTGACGACGAACCTTACGTGCTTCGACGGCGGGACGAAAGCCTACAACGGCATCCTGTCAGAGCCTTACCTTTACACGACAGGTGGCATCCTCGACAACGTTCCGCCTCCAGCGGCGAAGGCGATGTGCGTGCATCAGAATCGACTCGTGCTTGGCGGCGCGGACGACACGACCGTCGTTTGGTTCTCGAAGCCTATCACGCCGACTGAAGGCCCTGGGTTCAACGAGCAGCTGACCATCACCATCGGCGACGGCGGTCCAGTGATGGGCTTGGCTTCGTTGAATGGCAACCTTATCGTCTTCAAGAACCAAGATGTCTACGTCGTACCGGGCACTTTCCCGGATGCGAGCGGCAACGGTCCTTCGCTGGGCGAACCGTTCAACCTGCCGTCGGGCGTCGGATGCATCGACCATCGAAGCGTTGTTGAAACGCCAGTGGGCGTGTTCTTCCAGAGCACCCGTGGCCTGGAGCTTCTCACCCCGGCTCTTGAGGTCAACCCGATGGTCAAGGTCTGGGAGACGCTGAAGCTCTACCCGTACATCACCTCGACGACGCACTACCCCGCCAACCGCGAGGTCTGGTTCGTCTGTCACTTTTCAAAGATTGACGTGTTCAACCAGAGCCCGCCTGCTCAGATTCTCATCTTCAACTATCAGACGGGCACGTGGTCGAAGTTCATTTCGCCGGGGCAGTCGGACTACCTTGGTCGCGGGATGTTTCACGTTGCCCTCGTCGGCATGGACGTATGGCTTGCGTGCAAGGCCGACGCATATTTTGGGTTCGACCAAGCGTTCGCATACACGTACGACACAACGCGTTATTACGACACGACACGCGGGTACGGAGTTCCCACCAAGAACTTCGTAACGATGAATGTGCAGACAGCACCCATTGCGATGAACAACGTGCAAGGATTCCAGCGGCTCAAGCGGGTCCGTCTTCTGGGGACAGCGACACCGGCAGTCGGGACCGGGATTGCGGACTATGGGCAGGCCGAGCTTGACCTATGGACGGACTACACGACATCACGGGCGAACCCCCAGATAGCGTCATGGACGCACGACCAGATGAAGGCCGTCATCGACGCGCAAGGCCGTGCGCAGTTTGAGGTTCACGTTCGCGAGCAGAAGGGCCAGAAGATTTCTGTGGCCTACACCGAAGGGGGGCCAGTCTCGATCCTTGACACTGGCTTCGGCCTTGCCCTCTCGAACATTGCTGTCGTTGTTGGCTTGAAGAGCGGGCTGGACAAGCGTATTACCTCTGAAGCGAAGCACTGAGAACACCATGGCATACCCAGACGAGTACGACGCGCTGAAGAGTGGAGCATCCGGCGCTGCCACGGGTGCCTCGTTTGGCGGCCCAGTGGGTGCAGTCATTGGAGGCGTGGCGGGTGCCGCGACTCCGTTTATCTCCAAGGCTCTTGGCGGTCTCTTTGGCGTGACCGACGCCGAAGACGCTGAGAAGGCGGCCCTAGCGCCTCTACACCGCGTCGCGTCTGGCGGAACGACTCAAGGGCAGGCCGGCATGGCCTACGCTCGTGGGCGCACCCTCCAGGACTTGCAGGGCATGGCTAATCGCGGGACCGCGCAGCAGCAGGCGGGGCTTCAGCGTCAAGCGATGCAGCAGGCGCCAGAGATTCAAGCGCGGTATGCGGCACAGCTTGCAGACCTTCGCTCGAAAGAGCAGGAGCACGCACGCAGCCAGCTTGCGTACTACGAGGGCCAGCGTGCGGCGGCGGAAGCAAAGCGCAAGCGCGAAGCATTGTCTGGCGCGATAGGTTCGGCGGTGTCCATGGGCACGAAGCTTGGCATGGCGGCTGGCGCTCCAGACGCGGCAGGGCAAGCAAATTCGGACGAGGCGCTTAAGAAGGCCCTCGGCATCGGCGCTCCTGCGTCTGGCGGCATCAGCTCTGCGGAAGCTGGCACGGCGCTATTCGGCGCGGCTCCTGCGGCAGCAGGCGTTGCAGCGGCTCCTGCGGCAAGTATGGCAGCGGCACCTGTCGGAAGGACAGCGTCAGGCACGAGCTTCTCGGACTTTGACCCATCGGTTGCGGCGTCTCTCAGAACCGGCACGCCAGGGTACGAGGACGTGGAGCAGGCGGACCCAAACACGCAGTATCAACATTTCGAAGGCGCTTTTGGCGGGTCTACTCGCAACCTGCCGGCCAGGATGACGGCGTCCGAGCAAGCTCCAATTAACGCAGCGGCAGCAGCCAAGGACGCGCAGAACCTTTCTACGTTTAACCAGTTGGATGCAGCGCGCCCAGGCCGTGGCGGGTTCTCGTCAGACATCGGCGCTACCCGGATGGATGCGAATGCTGACCGGATGCGGCGCAGCATGACTACCCAGGTGGGCGACAACTCAGCCAGCCTATCGGCAGCCGTTGCCGCACGTCAACCTGCGCCAGCCGGTCCGGCAACAGACCTTTCCGCTGGGTCGTCAGGAGACCCAACGCGATTCTCATTCGGGTATTCAACGGACCCATACGCGCCAGAGAACCTTGCCAGCGCGATTCCCAACACCACTGGCCGACGTGCAAGCCGCGCCATTCGCGGCTCACGCTAAAGGGCAATGATCATGGCCGAGACTACTGAAGAGAAAGCGCAACGCGAAGCAGCGGCAGCAGAGGCAGAGCGTGTTGCTCTTCAGGCCGATATTGCGGAGGCCAAAGCTCGCGCAGCAGACCCCAATTTGGCCGCCATGGCAGCCATGAAGGATATTACTGCAAGAGACCGTCTTGACCGCGCCATGGAATTTGATAGGGAAAGAGACGCGAAGATAAAGTCAGAGGTCGCCTACTATTCTGAACGGAATAAGGAGATGGGCGGGACAGCGCCCGGTTCTTCTGACCCTTCTATTGTTGGAGATGCGGCAAAATCTCTTGTTAAAACCGTAGCGAGCCCTCTTCGCTTTGTAGGCGAGAAGATGGTTCCCTTTCTCCCTGGGATGCAACCAGTCGCGACGTACGACAGCCCGGTTGAGTCAGGAGGTCCGAACACGGGGCGACCCAACGTGCAGCAAGGGAACGTCGGAGCGGGTCTTCCATCCGCGCCCCCGGCTGAAGTACCGAAGCCAAAAAGTGAAGCCGAACTTGAGTATGACAAGCAGATTGCGTTCCTTCAGACTCAGCAAGGTGCGCCTAGCGTCAAGCTAAACCAGGATATTCTCCAGGGCATCCAGGCTCAGCGAAACGCTGCTGGCGAAGTGCTGCCCATTATGGCAGATCAGGTTCCTCTTAAAGAGGCCGCATATACAGGCTCGCAGCAAGCCGGTCAGAACTACATCGACCAGCTCAAGGTGCTGCAAGGCAAGCAGGCTGGACTGTTCGATGCTCGTCGTGCGGAGGCAGACAGGGAGCTGGCTCAGACAAAAGCCGCAGAGAGCACGTTTGACCATTCGCGCGTTCTTCGGAAGCTTGGAGAAAACCCGGTATCGACCGCAGCGATGAGCTTTGCGGCTGGCCTCGTCGGCGCGCTCAAAGGCGCGGCGGGGGATATGTCCGCCAATCAAGTGATTGGTGAAGTCGATAAAGCCGTGCAGAACGATGTAGAGAACCAGCGCGAGCAGTACAGCCGGATGCAGTACGGCCAGAAGGTTTCGCGAACCAACTTCCTTGACGCTATGGACATGGGAGCAGGCCAGCAGAAGGCTTTGGAAACCGCGACGATTGCGTCGCTTGACCAGCACAAGCGGGCTCTTCAATACGCCGAGGAGCGCGTCACCGATGCGAAATCAAAAGCATCTCTGAAGGCTGGCATCGGCGCTCTTCAAGAGCACCTTGGGGGCATCCGACTGAAGATTGACGAGAAGAACGCGTCGATGGCCGCAGCCGCTGCGAACAACCGCAACGCAGCTATGGCTCAGTTGATGGTTGCAAAGCAGCAGATGATGTCTGGAGACCCGAAAGTACGGCAGGCTGCGATTACTCACGCTGACGGTGTCATGGGCGGCAAGGCATTCAAGGAAGCGCAAGTCATGGCGGAAGCGGTCAGCCAAGTGCGCACCGTTATGTCCAAGGCAACTCCCGCAGAAATTCAAGAGGCCCTTGGCCCAACGTTCCGCAACGCAGTTGTAAATGGTTTTGTTAGAGCAGCAACAGAGAACAAAGGCAGCACGGTTGCAGCGATGACTGGGTCGTTCGAGAAGTATATCGCGGAGCAAATTAAAAGTGGTTCTTCGGATATGGTCAACCGCCTGCGCGCAGCTGTTCAAAACGTTGCCAATGCGAACATCAAGACGGATGCTGGCGGTTCCGTCACTGGACAAGAGGAAGTTCGTCAGGGTCTTGAGCTTACGTCTCAGTCGCCTGAAGGCATGATGCAATGGCTTGATGCGCAACAGAAAAGCTCGCGAGCAAATCTTGCTCAGTACAGAAACATCGGCAAGGGCGGGAGCGAATTCGAAACGGTTCTCCAGGGCCGCTACGACTTGACATTGCTGCCGTCCGTGCTCGGCATGGACGAGTGGGACGCGCGGACTAAGACTGATAAAACCGTAGAGGCGCGGGCCGCTGCTGGGATGTCGAAATGAAAACAGTCAATCTTTCCGACCCGCAAGGAAACCCGGTTGACGTTCCGCAAGAGCAGGTCACTGACCTTATGCGTTCTGGGTTCACAGCCAAACGCGGGCAGGTCTTGACGCTGGCAAGCGGCAATCCCATCAAGATTGAGACTCTTGCGGAGGTGCTTTCTGAAGGGCTCAATCCGGTCCTGGAGTCTTCCGAAGGTCAATTTAAGCGCGAGGCCGAAGCAGAGTACGGCGGTTTTGGCGGCGGACTGAAGGCGGCAGGCTATGGCGCGTTGCAATCTGGCACGCTGGGCCTTGGCGGGAAGGCGCTCATCGAGTCCGGCATGGCGACTCCAGAGAACCTTGCGAAGCTCCACGAGGCGCACCCTTACGCCATAGGCGCGGGCGAGCTTGGCGGGGCTCTTGCCCTCGGTGCGCTGACGGGTGGCGAGTCGCTTGTAGCTGAAGGAGCCGGGGCACTCGCGGCAAAGCCTCTTGGTCGCAAAGTGCTGGAATCGGCGGGGCGCGAAGCTGCCATCGGCGGGGCGTATGGCGCTGGTTCAGAGATTACGCAGGCGGCAATCGAGGAGCGCAAGGCGCGTCCACTCGAAGGCGGTCTTCTTGGCGCGGGCATCGGCGGCGCGTTCGGTGCGGCGGCTCCAGTGCTTGGGGCTGGGGCAAGGAAGCTTTTCGGCAAGGGCGCGGCAGCAGAAGCCGACGCTGCGGCAAAGACGCTGGCTGAGCCAGCCGAAGCCATTGACGATGCGGCCATTCAGGCTGAGGCGAAATCCGTCTACGGGGCGAAGACGGACGCTATCCGTGCCGAAGCTAAGGCCGACGCGGTTGCCGCAGCAAAGCACGTTGCCGACTACAACGACGCGGTTGAGAATCTTGGCCGCAAGCCAGATGCTGCGGTCAGCAAGCTGAACGCGGACATCGAGAGTCTCACTGAAGACATCCTGAGCGACAAAGCGGAACATTCAAGCCTAGATAAGGCCAACAAAGCTTACAAGGACTTGGCGAGCACGGTCAGAAGGGCGCAGTCGGACAAGCTTGATTTGGTCAAGAACCGAGGGATTTACGAAGGCAAGAAGGCGAATCTTACAGCCGAGTACAATCTTGCAGTCAAGGCCGGGGCATCTGAGGAGCGGCTGGCTGGCATTCTAGATCGTCAAGGAAAGGCTGATGAAGCTCTCGAAGCTCTCGGCCTTACCGAGCAGGCGCACGAGGCTCTTGGCAAGTCTCTGGCCTCAGCTGTTGACCTCACCAAACGCCGTGTCGAAGCTCAATTGGAGAAGGGCGTTGCGGAGAAGGAAGTCCGCAGCCTTACTTCCAAGCTTGCTAACCTTGGCGAAGCAGCTGGCGAAGTGGCCGGCTCCCTTGCGCCAGAAGCGCGAGCGGCAGCAAGCGAGGCTCGCGCCACAGCGCAGCAGGCCGAAGCCGGACTCCTTGCAGCCAGGGGCGAAGTCAAGGCGATGGGCGTTCAGTCAACGGCTAGGTACGCTGAAGACTTCATCCCTGTGCTCAAGACTGTTGGCCGTGGAGACCCGGCAGAGTTTCGAGCATACGTTCAAGACATGCTCCGCGTTGAGCGAGGGCTGAACGTAAACCCGAAGAGCAACATCAGCATTCTTACGGAGACGTTCAATCATGAGCCGGTAGCTAAGCTTCTAAGCGCGGAGAACGCGGCATACGTTCACGCGCTTGCCGAAGCCTCACCGACTCTTGGCCTTGCCAGGAGTTCCGGCACGGCAACGCGGCTTCCGAAAGAGCTTAAAGCGAAGCTTCTCGGCGGAGAGATGGCAGGGCTCGACGAGCAGACCCTGGCTGGCATCAAGCAGCAGGCCCTTGCGGACTTCCGCAGTTTGCCAGCGCCGCTCGCGAGTGATGCGCCTGAGATTCTTCAGAAGTACCGGCTTGCCGCAGCTGAACGAGCGGGCAAGCAGGTTCCGGTAGCGGCAGCAGCTCAAGCTGTGCCCGCAGCGGTCAAGTCGGCGAACATCGTCGCGGCGAATCCACAAGAGACGGCGAAGCTTCGCACTGCCCTTGCGGTTAATGAAAAAACGCTGGCCGACGTTGATAATAGGCTTAGTGCAATCAAGGCAGAAGGAGTCACTCTTGGCGAAACGATTGCCAAGCAGAAGGCTGCGGTTGGCTCAGCTCAAACGGATGCGAAGAAGCGTGTAATCGCTGCGAATGTCACCACTCTTGGCGACAAGGCAAACCGTCTTACGACAAGAGAAGAAGAGCTTACCAGCATCAAGGCGAATCTAGTTGACGCCATAGAAGAGGCGCGGGCAACGCGCACGGCTGATGCCGTCACGTCAGTAAGGAACGCTGCGACCGCTCAGCAAGCGCGTGAAGCCATCGCTCAGGTCGCGCGTGATGAGAAGATCGCTGACCTTGGCAGCAAGATTGGCCAGAATCAAAAAGACCTTACCGCTAAGCAAACCCTCAAGATTGAGGTTGATGCCCTGAATAATAAGTTCGAGCAGGCGGCGGACGCCATCGACGCGTACACCAGCCTGGGCAAGTCTGTCGCGGAAAAGTCCAGCGTCAGAAACCGCCTGATTCCGTACACGGAAAGCCGACTGTTTGAGAACGGTCTTGACGCGTTCAACAAGTCCCCCGAGGGCAAGGAACTTCTCAAGGCAATGAAGTTCATCGCTCCAAAGAGCGGCGAAAAGATGTTCACCAAGGACAACGTCCTCGGGGCACTTTCGACGGCGTTCATTGGTGCCGGTCCCTTTGGCGGCGGCATGGGCAGCATGGTTGTCGGCGTGGCTCTTGCGGCGCTTGGCGGCAAGAAGGCCATGTATCAGGCAGCGTCCTCGGTGATCAGTCCGGTGAAGTTCTGGAGCGCCACGAGCCGAACCATGGACGTTCTCGCTCGCGGGGCCGTGCCGACTGGCCGCGCGCTTTCGGGGCACAAGGGCTACACGTTCTCGGTCCCGGCGGCAAACGCTTACCTTGACGGCATTCTGAAGGAGCGCGAGGCCATGGGAGCTTCGTTCGACAAGATGCTTGAGAGCGGGGCGGTAGACCCTGCTCACATTCAGGAAGCTCGCACGCGGTTCGACGCGACGGTAGACTACCTGGAGCGCAAGCGACCAACCACGTCGAACGGGGCGGATGCGCAGAACTTCGCTCGTGCGGTCGCCGTTATCCGCGACCCTGACTTGCTTGCCAAATTCGTCCATGAGGGTTCGCTGCGCCAGCAGGACGTGGACGTGATGAAGAGCGTGTCTCCTGAAGCGTACGAGCAGCTGAAGGGAGCGGTACAGTTGCTTCAGGAGAAGCGACCTGAGATGGCGACGAACCTTGCGCCTTTGTTCAAGCTGATCATGAAGACCAAGTCCTCGATGCGGGGCGGGAGCATGTCGCTTGCGCTTGCCCAGTCGCTCGTCGGTGCTTCGTCGCAACAACAGCAACCAATGGCTCCTGGGGCAGAGGCAGCTGCGACTCGCGCTCGACCACCCGCTAAGTCACCATCGGTCGAGGGCTCAAAGCTCATCGGCGAATAAAGACGTTGCCGCCATCTGGCGGATGATACGACAGTCACGAAAGGTAAAACACATGAGAGTCGGAACAGGCGTAAGCTCACGAAGCAGAATCTACACGGCGGCAATTAGCGCAACGGTGACGCAGCTCGCGTCCATCACGGGCAATGCGAGGAGCGGGAGCGGAAACACGACGCTTCCGATTCTCATTCCAACGGATATGGGTCAACCATCCGGAGCTTCATCGTGCGTGCAAGGCATCAACATTCGAAACACGGGTTCGAACACGGTCTTCATCATGTCCTCGTCTACGGATGCGGTCGCGGCTGGATACCCGCTGTATGCGACCGAAGCCGTGCGCATCGACATCCGGGACGGGATGAACACGTGGATTGCTTGCGTTGCGACGTTTCCCTCGACTATTGCCTGTTGGGAGGTGTGACATGGGCGCACCACAACTTCAGTATGCCATCCCTGCTGGTGGCGGCGTTCCCGTAGGTGTATCTGGAGTCGGGACGGTAAACCGGCTTACGAAGTGGAGCGCGGCCACGACGATTGCCGACTCTGGAGTCTCTGACGACGGTACTACGGTCTCGTTTGTTGCACGCAACCTCTCGTCCAGCGCGGCGCAGACGTGGACCCTGGCGACGAGCACGACCGCGCTGAACATCCAGAGCGGCCTGCTGAACCTCGACACGACGAACAGCCGCGTCGGCATCGGCACGACGAGCCCAGCGGCCCCGCTACATGTTGGCTCGGGAACTGCTGGAGTCGTCGCCACGCCAAAAGTACTAATTTCCTACGCAGATACAGGACAGCATTCGCTTGTATTTAAGAATAATAACGTCGAGGGATACCATTTAATAAACGCCTCTGAGTATGTATTCGGAACATATACGTCCACGCCAGTTCTTCTGAGAACATCCAACACCACTCGAGTAACTATTCTGCCCGGCGGCGACGTCGGCGTCGGCACGGCGAGCCCGACGGGGGCGCTGCACGTTGTGGGGGGGACAGCCGCATCGGGCAACGGGACGTCAATCACACTTGCAGCTCAAAGCGGATTCGGGACGGGCGTCACAAACGGCGGCAATATCGTACTGACACCGGGCGCGCAAAATAGCACCGGCACAGTTGGCCTTGTAGACTTGTCTGGGCGAACAGGCACGGGCCTCAAGCTCCCCTCGACGCCGGGGAACGGCGACGCGCAGGCGCTAGACTGTTACGCGGAGGGGACGTGGACTCCCACACTGGCTGGATTTGTGACCACTACGCCAAGTTCGGTCACTGCCAGCTATACGCGCGTTGGGCGTATGGTCACGCTAAACGTGTATCTGTACGCCGGAGGCAGTCTATTCGGGAGCGTGCTCGGCACTACTACTGTGACGGTGCCATCCGGCATGACACCAAACTTTAGCGGTGTCGGACACGGCGGCCTTTCGCGCACCACTAGCAGCGTGGCGCAAGTGGTCGCGTATTACGATGGCAAAATTTATCTTGGCACCAGCGCCGCTTCGGCTAGCGAAATGTGGGTCTCTGTGACTTATTACGTTTAAGGATTTATCATGTACGCAATCATTTCCCCAGTCCAAGTTTTCCCTAGCACCGCAGCGGTGCTCTACATCAACAACGTAACCGTGCAGCCCGGAGCATCCGCGAGCTATCAGTGGTGGCTCCAGACTGAAGAGCGCGGCAACCTCACTACCGGGGGCTTGTCGCTTGCAGGCGCAGCCTACGCCGCGTGGGGCAGCGACGACGAGTATCTGTACCGTTACAGTGCCGAAGCCCTCGGCCTCACCATCACCGAGATCGTGCGCGACGTTGCGCCGGTTGCGGAGGCGGTCGCAACTCCCGACCTCCCGCCGGTTGCGCAAGACGTTGCACCCGTGGTAGTAGCGGAAGCTCCAGCAGCAGGAGGAACCAATGACTGAATCAGACGCAATCCAGGTACTCATCAACGTGGCTCACGCAGCGCAGAAGGGGGGCCTATTCGCCCTCGCAGACGCGCCAGTAGTCCTCGAAGCCGTCAAGGTCTCCGAGGCTCTGAAGGCCAGCCTCGCGCCACCAGCGCCACCGAGCGACGCGCTGTAGTGGCACCCGCGAAAGACCCAGCCGGAGAAGCAGCAGAGAAGGCCGTTGAACGGGTCTTCTTCCTGCTTGGCGTGGACGTCCACGATGCGGCGAGCATCGAGGAGTTTCGTCAAGACCTGCGCTTCGGCAAGTCTATGCGGAAATATGCAGAACAGGGGACGGCGGCCATGGTCAAGGTTGTGGCCATGCTCGTCGTCTCCGGTTTGATTTGGGCGATTCAGAACAAGCTCAACCCGTTTGCGGGGAAGTGATGCACGAAGCTCAATGGGCCTTTGTCTGGCCGCTCGCGACACTGATCATCAACGCGCTCTTTCGCTTCCGTTCGCCCGACGCATGGTGGGCGTGGGCTGAAGCGAACCCGCGCCTCGCAGGCGTAGTGCGCTTCATTAGCGCCACGGGCCTTGACGGTGCAAAGGCTCTGAACGCACTCAAGCAAGCAGTGGGGAAAGAATGAACGATGCGAAATGGCTGGCGATTCTGGCGCTTGCTTGCGCGTCTTTGGGCTGTGTCACTCCTTGCAAGAGGGTCGCGCTTACGGCGGTGGCTCTCGACAAAGAGTGCGCGGTAGTCGCTCGCGACAACAAGGATATGAAGCTCGCGGTGGCTTGCGCTACTGCTTACTTGCACGTCGTAGACACGCTCACGGCTGGCACCTGTAGCGCGGAGATTGGCAAATGAACGAAGCTCTCGGCTGGCTCTCTGCGGTCATCGCCATCGTCAACAAGCTCGAAGGAGCTATCGGCCAGCTTCCCAGGTTTGAGGACGGGAAGCTCATCATGCCCGAATCCGAATCGCTCAAGGTGGCGGCTGGTCTCATCGACCCTGCCGAGGTCGCGAACTCGCTGCTCAGCGCAGCGGTGGCTGCGGACCCTGCGCTTCACTCGGCGCTGCATATCGCTGCATTGAACAGCCAGGGCACTGATCGTAAGCGGATTCAAGCTGCACTCAAGGTGGATTGATGGGCATCGAAAGAACGTGTAAGACGACCACGGTGAGTCCCGAACAAGTCTTCATTTCGCTGGCCGTGGCGTGGCAATCCATCACTGGAACGCTGCCCGACCGCAAGGTTATCCTGGTCATTCATGCGCAGTCGGCGCTTGAGACGGGCCACTGGAAGAGCATCTGCAACTACAACCTTGGCGGTTCGAAGAAGCACGGGGATTGTGACTTCACGTACTTTACGACGACCGAGCGATTCGGACGCGACAAGGCGGACAAGTACTTGGCGGCATCGAAGCCGGGTTCCGAGATTACGCTTGTGTCGGAGAATGCGGACGCGACGAAGACGTTGAAGTTCGCCGGCAAGCAGGACATGAACTGCTTCGCATCGTGGGAGACGCTCGACGACGCGGCAAAGGCCCAGCTGCAATTACTGTTCAGCCGGTACCCTCGCGCGCTTGAAGCGGCGAAGCTTCACGACACGACGGCGTACGTCCACGAGCTAAAAAAGGGCGGCTACTTCACAGCGGACGAGGCGACCTATCGCAAGACGGTCGATTCGATTGCGAAGAGCTACGACAAGAAGCTTGCGAACGTCCAGTTCCCATCCATCGTGATGTTGTAGGAGCCTGCCATGCCACTCAAAGCCGGGAAGAAGAACGTCGGTAAGAACATCAAGACCGAGATGGAGCATGGCAAGCCCCGCGAGCAGGCAATCGCTATTGCGCTGTCGGTGCTTCGGAAGAAGAAGCGAGCGCGCAAGCCTGACTGACGGCGAATCGAATCAGCTTCGAGTTCGTGCGTGACATTCGAAGGCCGAGTTCGGCAGCTTTCGCTTTGAGCTTCTTCTTGTCCTTGACGGTCAGCGGTACGCTGAACGAGTGCGAGCCGAAGCGACCGTAAGTTGCTCGATGGTCCGGGATGTCCGCGTAGGTCATCGGCTGCTCAAGCATCGCGTAGATGGCCCCCTTGATGAAGCCGGTGTACGTCAGACCATTGCTGTTGCAATGGGTTCGGAGCTGCGCGTCGATGACGGGTTCGAGGTAGATGCGCGCGTTGGTCGTACGCTCTTTGCCCTTGTGTCGCTTCTCGATGCAGCCAGTGCAGCCATACTTGCGGGTGTGCGCCGTGCCCACGGTCTCACGGCCCATGGTGCTGAGCGTCCCGCACTTCAGGCATTCGACGCGGTAAAAGCGGAAGCGCACCTTCTCGCCAGGGTCCATGCACGACAACACCTTGATGTCGCCGTGGATTTGACTCTCCCAGTCTTGGGTTGACGAACGCTTCAGGCATCCGCAGCTCTTGACTTGCCGCACTCCGTTGACGTGCGAAGCTTTGTACTTCGTGACTTCAGTGCCGCACGAGCACAGCATGTGCAGAGGATAGACTTGCAGCACGGTGAGCTGGCCGAACTGGTCGCCGACGTTGATGGGGTTCTTCACTTCTTCACCGCTGCCTTGCGGATGCTGGCGCGCGTGGGCTTTGGCGCATCGACGATGCCGTCCTTGGCGGAGCGGACGACGCGGACGACGGCTTGCTCCCACGTGATGTCATCGGTTGGGCACCACTCGACGGACAGGTTACGGATTTGGCTATCGTTCTTCCAAAGCTCGCATCCTGGCGACTCACCACGATGGAGCTGTGCGGCGTCCATGATGGTCTTGGCGCAGTTGTCGAGGTCTCCTCGCTGCTTCTCTGACCAGAAAGCGATGTCGAGCTTGAATGGTGAGCCTGCGTCCCAGGTGATGATGTTGCCGAAGTGCCCGGATTCCAGGAGACCGCGAGCGTACGCGAGGGAGACCGCGAGCTTCTCGCAATGCTTCTTGTAATCGGTCGGCATGAAGGTACCGCGCGACGTTACCCGTGGACGTGGGCTTGGCATCATCGGGCAGTAGACGTACGCGACGAGGTCCCATCCGAACTCTTCGGTGACGTGGACGGGGTATCCCCCAGCAATTTCGTGTGCATAGCTTGGGACATTCAGGTCCGAAGCTGGAATTCTCTTAGCCATGGTTTCCTCCTCATTCACTGATACATCAAACCAGATTCTACACCTAGCAAAAAGTCCGTTGCTTCCCGTGCGAGAAGCTCCGGGTCTTCGCCGGACAGGGCACGGCGACGGAACTCTTCGAGCCGGTCGCCCTCGCGGTGCTCGATGACTTGCTTGTTCAAGCCGGTGATGTCGGCGAGCTTGCCGATGGCCATGACGGCGGTGCGATGGTCTCGCTCGTCCATGGTGCGGTCGATGATTTCGTTGAGCACGCCGCTGAGTCGCTCGAAGGCTTTGCCGCTGTGCTTCATGCTCATGCGGACTAGGCGCTGGGCTTCCTTCTCGTAGTTGCTCATGGCCGTATTGGCGCAGCCAAGTTCTTTGAGGGTGGCGTCTCGCGAGTCGCTGTCCCACTGGCCGGAATACATGAGCTTGGCGATGGCTTCGACGGCGATGTCTTTGTCGGTGGTGCGCGACGGCAGCAGAGCCCGGTTCAGTTTGCCGGGAGCCGGCAGCTTGCTTGCGATGACGCTTGCCATGATGGCTTTTTTTCTTGCCATTGTACTTTCCTCGAATGCGTGTATGAGCGGAGGAGACGGCTAGGTTTCCTCCCCGATTGCTGGGCTGTCACTCACGAACCAATGCCCCCCGGGATTGGGGCGTGAGCCTATTGCACGAGCGGCATACGGTGGTTGTGATGTTGGTGTTGGACAGCGTCCAGCCTTTCGGGAGGGAGACTGCGTCGAGGGTGCTGTGCGTGGTCGCGGTCGTCGCGCACGCGTGGCAGCGCCACTCGTAGTCGCAGCCTGTGAATTCAGACCTGCGCGATGGGCTTTGAATGAGCTTCATGGTTTCCTCGTGATGAGCTTGGACGTACCGCCGAAGACTCGACGGGTGAACATCTCGCTGTAGGCTGCGGTCATCTCGGCTGGGTTCATGGCCGTGGTGACGATGGTCGGCAGCTTGAAGTTATCGCGGGACCAGATGACTTGGTAAAGGTCTTGGTCGGTGTCGCGGGTGCCGACGATGTCGTCGAGGATGAGAAGCGAAGCGCTCTTCGCGCGTTCCAGGAGGTCCGGCTCCTTGCCAAGCGGGGAAAAGCGGCGAGCGTCAACAACGTCCTTGGCTGCCACGAAGACGACCTTTGCAGGCTTCGCCACCCTTGGTGGCATCTCCCCAGCGCAAGCTCGTTCTAGGGCCATCCTGGCCTCAGCAATCAGGGTCGTGCGGTGAGCCCGCATGTGGAGCAAGAACATGGCGAGCGATGCGGTAGTTTTGCCGGCCCCAGTTTTTCCAAGGAGCGCGACGATGGGCGAAGAGAACGGCGATGGCACTAGCTTCGAGATGGTTTCCTGGAAGTCGGCTTCGTTGTCGCGGAGCACCTTGGCGATGACGGGCATCGACGCGACGGGAAACCAGGGGTGAGCCTTGGCGATAGCTTCGAAGGACTCGGGCATGGCAACGCATCGTGCGATGGCGGCGGAGTACGGGGCGAGGCGTTCTTGGTCCCAGCGCCTAGCGTGGTCGGGCATGTTGGTCGGCTGGACCATTAGGCGGCCCAGGATTTTGTCGATGTCTTCCATCACATGGTCTCTCCGTAAGGGTTCTTCCAGTCTTTCTCGAACTTATCCCACTTGTCTGAGTTGCCGCAGTCTAGGGGGTTTGCCTTCTTCCAAGGCTTCTGGGTCTTGTCGGTCGCGTAGTCTTGAGCGGCCCACCGAATCTGGAGGCTCTTGTTCAGGGTCACGCGACGGCGGACGATGTCGATGAACGTGTCGCCGGACTCGGCAGCGATGTCTTGGAGCTTCGATGCGATGGCTTCGAGCGTCTTGCCTTGCTCGGCTGACCGGGTTCCGGTCTCGGCCTTGACCGCTTCGCACCAAGCGTCTAGAGCCAGCTTGCCCTTCGAAGGCTTCTTGGAGCGAGCGGGGCTCGCGGGTTGCGGAGCAACATCCCTCTCGTGCTCTCCCTCTCCCTCTTCTTCTCTCTTGTCTTGTCTTGTCTTGTCTTGATGATCACATGAGTTCACGTGATACGAAGTGAGTTCACGTGAATCGATGTGAATCGATGTGAGTTCACATGAGTTCACCAAAGCTCTCTTAGCTTCACGCTTCTCGGCCATCGAAGTTCGCTGGTCGAGGAGCTTCTTACATCGGCTCGCGAAGGTGACGACTAGGCCAGCCTCTTCGAGAGTCTCCGCTTCGTGACGCAACGAGTCGGGAAGCTCGTCGCTTTCGTGGTCAACAGTCCAGCGCGTGACTCGCAGCCAGGACGTGACGAGGTCGATGCGCCCGCACTTGGCGAACGCTTCGAGCGAAGCAAGCTCGCTCGTGTGTTGCTTATACCATCCGGCCACTGGCTTCCTTGCGGTGCGTGGCAAGGTCTCGACAACCCAAGCCTGTTGGGGTATCTTGTCTTTGCCATCTGGTTGTTCTCGGGCCTCGGACTCTTGCTGGAGTTCGGGGCCAAATTCTTTTTGCCACAAGTTTGCTTGTATGGCAAGGTGCCCGCTCCGCATGTTGCGGAACGCAACAAGACGTGGTCGGCCCCAAATACCCGGCCACGTCTTGCTGCAATTATCCTGTCAGAACGGGAACCCTTCGCTGGCTGTGTCGCCACCAGCAATTTCGGTAGCGTCGCCACCCCAGTCATCGGCCACGGATGGCTGCGTCTTGCGCTTGCGCTCTGCCCAGCATCGCGCTCGTGCTGCGTCTTTAGCAGACCAGTCCGAGAACTTGGCCTTGGCAGGGTCGCCAGCCTGCTTGCGAGCAATCGCGTCAAGCATACTCGCCATCTCTTCGAGGAACTCCGGCGGGCAGTCACCGAACTTCCAGCCCTTGTAGTCAGGCCCCGACCAGCGGGAAGGGACTAGCCGGACCTCGGGGTTACCGTACTTGCCGTCGAGGTCGGCGTCCTCCACGCTCTTCTTCGTGAAGGTGCCGGTCGCAGTCGGCGCAGCTTTCGCCATCTTGAGAACTTCATCGAGCTTCTGTTCGATGCGTCGGAGTGCTTCGTTCATTTCGGTGGTCATCGTGTCGTCCTCAGTTTTTCAGGGCAGCCCAACGCTGGGCAAAAGAAGCAGTACTTACCAGGGTTTGCGTCCGGGATTTTACCCGTTAGCAATTGCTTTGACAGGCTGACAATAGCGCCAGCGTGAACGTGTAGGTCGAAGGCGTCGAAGAGCCACGTCGTGGCTTCCACCTTGCCGTTCTTCAGGTTGACGTAGACCGCCGTGCCTTGAACGCTCGAAAGCTTGTGGGCTTCTGACGCCATGAGGCACAGGGTTTTGAGCTGCGCCTCGTGGGAACTCGACTTGCGCCCAGTTTTCCAATCGATGACGTGGCCTTTTTTTCCCTCGATGATGACCACGTCGGCGGTCCCGTAGATGCGGGACTCCGTGTTTGGATAGGCTCGGTGCCCGGTCATCGTTATGGTCTTGCACGTGAGCGAGTCCCGCCAATGCGGTTCGCGCGTGCCCGGTTCGTGGACGTATGAGCCCATGGGCGCAAGCTCGTAGGCTTGCTCTGCCATAAGCTCATGCTCACCAGTGGGCATGGCTTGGTGAAGCCATTCGATGGTGTTCCGGATCGGAACCTCGAAGCACTCGTCAAGCGCATCGAGAGGCACCCATTGCTTGGCCACAATGGGCTTCTCCACGAGCGCGTGGAAGCGGGTGCCTATCTGCGCAGCTTCGCCGGGTGGGCGTCGCTCCTCGGGCAGGTAGGCGCGAAGAGCGCAGCTGATCCATTCCTCTGTCGAGGAAGCGGACAGGACCGGGAGCTTCACTTCCGATTCTCCAGTAGAGCCCACACGACCATGCCCAGCATGAATCCCATGTGGTTGCCAACCATGGCACCGACCCACCAGGGCCACGTGCGCAGGAAGAAGAAGAGGATGGTCACGCTACCTCGATGGCGGCTTTGCGCGCGAGGTATGCCACCTTGAGGGTGGCCTTGTCTGCGTCGCTGAGAACTGAAGCCGCCACGACGGCAGACTTCAGAGCCTCCAGGTTTCCAGCCGCACCTACAGCGGCAAGGATGCTTTCAAGGGTTGGCCCCTTGGGTTTCTCTGCGTCAAGCGCAGCTTGCTTGAGGTCGCTCACGTATTTGTTGTCGTCGTACAGTCCTAGGTGAACGTCGCTGGCGAACCCGAGGAGCGAGAGAGCCTTGGACATGGCGTCCGTTAGGCTCTTCTTCGGAGCCTCCTCGTCGGTGAACACGCCGTGCTTATTCTTGCCGACGAAGGTCGTCTGGCCGTAGTGGCGCACCTCGCCACGGGTGCCCTGCCAATCGTACCAGAGCACGATTCGGAGGACGTGGATCAATTCGGTCCCGACTTTCCCCCACTTATCGTCGATGATGGGCGCACCTTCCGCCCAGGTTTCGTCTTCGACGATGACGCCCCAGCCTATTCCGAGGGGCCCGAACTTCTCGGTTGCCTTCTTCGCGAGGTAGGTCGCATTGATGGCGGTTCCTGAGAACCCGCCACCCCTGCTAAACTTCTTGGTGTACTTAGGGTCGGTCGCTTGGACCGAATCCCACAGGTCGAGATGGTTCCCGCCCCCAGTTTCTGAGGGTTCGACGGTGATGGGTTCGACGGTTTCAACGGTTGCTTTTGCTCGTGCCATGGCTTCTGATTCTCCAGCGTTTGTTGCGTGAGGGAACAATCTGGATACGCTCTTCGGCGACCAGATATGAGAGGTCTTCGCCCAGGGTTTCACGCCTGGACACGGGGATATGCAGGTATCCTGCAAGCTCTGGAACGGTCATTCCTGCCGCCCCGGACATGAGCAGGACCGCTTCCACGATTCCCGCTCTTCGTGCTTTCGCCCCAGCACCAGCACCCGGAGCCACCCATTCAGGATGGCAGGTCGAATGCAGATGCAGCGCATTGATGCGCACCTCGATTGAGTCGAAGCGAGCGTTCAGTTCACGGATGAGCCGCACGAGACGCGCCTCGGTTTCCCGGAGCGCCGTCTCAGTAGCAGGCTTTGCAGCGCAGAATCTATCGGTATCCATCCGCAATGGCCTTGACGACCACCTCGTAACGGTCACGCGTTCGATTGACCGCGTCGATTCGGTCTTCGTAACCTGCCTGCGCGCACGACATAGCTCGAAGGCAGAGATCTGCCTCCGCGACTTCTACGGCGAGCGTGCGCCGCAGGCATTGGAGGGTCTCCCCAGTCTCGGCGACCATCTCACGCACGAGCTTTGCGCGCTCGTAACGAGCCGCCAGTTCTGCCACCGCACGTACAGCGTCCCGGTGTTCGTCCGGCCCGTTCTTGAAGCTGACAGAGACCAGCTGGATGTACGAGTCCGCCAACGCGACTGCGACTTCGTCGATGTAGTCCGGCCCGCCGTGGAATTCTTCGCGGATTGATGCTTTGACACTGCCCATGTTTTTCGGTCCTTCGCGCTTAGGTGCGCACGTTGCCCGCGAGGTATCGCGAGCAAGGGGCGAACGTCAGTCCCAGGTTTTCACGGCGACCCATACCGCACCCAGCAGAAGCCAGGGGAACGGAGTCGCCAGCGAGAGGAACGCAAGGGCACCCGCGCTATGCGCAGCACCCGTGCAGTTCCCGGTGAACGCCATAAAGGCGACCGCCAGGATCAGGAGCGGCACGGGTCGACCCTGATCCGAATGCCGGACGCTTGCGCGTCCGCGTAGGTCATCGTGGCAAGCCATGGCGCGGCTCGCAATGCGCACTGCAACGCGGCCAGCCGGGTTTCCCCATGGCCCAGGCATGAGCCGGCACCGTCGAATACTCGGAATGCATACATGTTGTTTCTCCTAGCGCCAACGCGGCGCGTTAATAATCGCCATCTCCACAATACGCACACCTGCGCTTGCGACACGTGCATTCATCTTGCCGCCCAGGTTCTTCCCAGGAATTGACGGCGATTGACGCGTCAACCAGCGCAGCGACGCTTGCGAGCAAGGGGGCGAACGCTTCCGGCGAAGGAAGCGGCACGCCTGGGAACCAGTCCGGCCATTCCTCTGCCCACGCTTCCAGCGTGAGCATGGGCGTTAGCTCGTCAGCTTGCAGGTTGTCTACGTTTCCCGATAGGGAAAAGAGGACCGCCAGGGTTTCGCGCTCTGCAAGCGCGAGCGCGTCCTCTACCTCTTCCAAGGTAGGGCCGGGGTCATCGTGTGGCCCCCAGTATTCGGGAGGGTCCAACGGAGGCTCGGGGAAGTCGTGATAATTCACGACTCGCACCGATAGTGCGCGGTCTCATCGTACCCATGTTTGTGAAGGTGCCGCATCACTCGCCCGCGTTCATGCGGCGACATTGCCGCAAGCTCACACGCGGGAACCGACGAGGCGCGGGCTTCCCACGCCTGGGAAAATACTGACCAGTACGTTACCGTACCGTCAACATGGTATGTGTTTTTCATGGTCTTTACCTTAACGCCTATGGCGCGTTTTTCCACCCCAGGTTTTCGGAACCTGCAACCGGCAGAGTTACACTCGCCCCATGGGAACGACCTGAGTCGAACCCATGAAGCGGGATTCACGCACGCATAGGCATGACAATGCCAACGAACTTAACGCCCAACGCAGACTCCCCCGTTACCTTAATTGGGTCAAGCGGTCCCTCGCCGACGTGAATATCGCACCCGCCTTGCTTTCTCCCCGCGCATTCTTGCGCAGCATCGTGAGGGGATGGCGGAAGCCAGGGTGGGAAAGCAGCCCGGTTCCGGGATCCCTCTCCCCCATCCCCCCCATCCCCTGGGGCAGCAGATCGGCGGGACCGCCGGCCAGACGCGCGATCGTCGGCCCTGATGTCAACACCCCGGATTCCATATTGGCGACGCTGCTTTTCCCAACCTTCGCAGTCCCGAAACGGAACAACCACTCCCCATCGGGGGCATCGTGCAAGAATTCGCACATATGAAGTCTGTGCCCATCCGTTCCGGCAACGGTCGCAACGCCAGATTTTACACGAATTTGCACGCAGCTAATATGTTTGCGCGATGAATCGCGCGAAACGGCAGGTAGTACGCAACGCAACGCGAGCGTGAGCTTGTCAGTGTCCATGTTTTCCTTAGCGCCATGGGCGCGTTTTTCCACCACAGGTATTTGGGGTGGTCACGGTCTCACCGCTATCGTTGCAAGCAAGCAAGCTTGCGAGCAAGGGAACGATCAGAAGCTCTGAACCAACACCCCCCCCCGATATGCGATGACCGTGGTCCGCTCCGAGAGCCATTGGACAGCGTCCTCTTCGTCGTCCTCTTCGTCGTTGCCTTCGTATCCGTACTCTTTCGCCGCTTCTTTCGCGCTCCCATACGTTCCCCAGTCGCAGCAAAGCGCAATCACGTCTAGTTCATACGGTTCCCCCGTATCTTCACAAATTTGCTCAAGATAATCAAACAACGCGACCAGTGCGGATCTACCGAAGTCGTCATATCGGTTGTATCGTCGAAACGAGTCCACAAATTCGCACTCGTTCACTTCTTGGACGATGTTCATGATTATATCCTAAGCGCCAACGAGGCGCGTTAATGCTGCGTTATGCAGCGGTTCCCCCATCCGATCGCGAATCGGCGCGCACCTAGTGCGATGGGGGAGGGGGAGGCGTGTCAATCGTCAACGACGATCCATTCGCCCCTGCGAGCGCCATCGATGTAGCACGTACCTGAGTTGGACCATAGGCACACATAGACACGCCGCCACCGCCGATTGATACGCACCATCTGACACGTGGGAAGACGTCGCCCGTACCCCGTACGGGTTCGGCTTGATGGGAGCGACGTGATACGTCGGTCGGAAAGCTCGAGGTCCGAGAGGCTGATGCGGGATACGATTGACATGAGAGACTCCTAAGCGCCACACGGCGCGTTGTTGCTGCGTGATGCAGCGGTTCCCCCATCCGATCGCGAATCGGCGCGCACCTAGTGCGATGGGGGAATGAGCGTCAGAGCGATAGTCGCAGGATCGCGCTCTTCCTTTCCAGCGGCTCGTATTCTGCAATCAACGCAAGCGTGCGGCAAAGAGACAGCTTGTCGGCGGATCGGTCACGTTCGGCGCGAGCTAGCGCCAGCATCGGCGAAGGCTCGCGGTCATCAAGAACGACGGTACACGCTGCAAGAATGCTGGCGAGATCCATGAGAGACTCCTAGCGCCACTAGGCGCGGTATCGTCCGAGGCTGCTTGCCTTGGGCGGAACATACTGAGCACGGACCGTGCCAACATGCTTTTCCAGGCAATATCCAGGCGATTCGCACACCAGCGACGACGCAAGGCACCGAGGCCAAAAAGGGTCAACCAAGACAGCGATGTCATGGCAAAACGAGCCTAAGAGGCTAAGAGCGCGGAAGCATTGCACATAACGCCTATGACAGTCGAGTCACGCCTATGCAGAAAAGTCATAGGGCCAAGTCACTCATGCGTGAGTTACGCTTGACAAGCTCGCCTAAGAGGGGGGAGCCTGGACGGTTGCCCGCGATACGCCCTCTCGCGTGACGTGGTGAGGGAGGGAGCATCGGAGACCTCTCAGAGCCTCTCGGAGCCTCCTAAGACACTCTCACGCGCCCTCTCACGCGCTCCAGTGTGAAGGCGTTTCGGTAATACCCCTACGCCCTAAGTGCCCGAATCCATTGCCCTTACCCCCCCTCTGCACATCTTACGTGGGGGGGCCTAGGGGGGACCACCCGCTAAAATTTTCCATAGTCCAGTGTTCCCGTGTTACGTGAACAGTACGCGTACCTTCTAGGCTCTCAGGCGTCTGGTTCTGTACTTGCCAGTAGCAGAACGCAGACATGAGAGAGAGAATCAGACCTCCCCTGCGGTTCCAGAAGCTCACAGATGACGGTGTTATACAAGTCAGATTCGACATCCTCCCTCAAAATACTTCTACGCCCTACACTTACTGGGTCGTCACTGCTTGCTTTACTTGTACTCTACAACTCGCCTCTACATTCCCTGTAGACTTGCGGTACCTATCTGCACTCTGCACGCTTTGTTTCGTTGGCTCTCTTATCCGTTGACTGTCGGTATCTTTTTCCTTGATGGCTTCTTTCTCCAATGCTTAGATGCTTCGTGGAGGAAACCATGACCAAGCAAGAGACCGCGCCCATTAAGCCGCTTTTGCCATGCCCGTTCTGCCACGCGTTTTGCATCTTGACGTTTGACCGAACGGATGCGCGCGGGTGTCTAAAATGCAACAGATGGATTCGACCGCCACGTCGCACGCGCGAGCGAGACAAGGCGCTGGCAAGGCTCGCAGCCGCAAAGGCTGTTGCGGGAGACGAACCATGACCGAGCACCGCATAGAAGACCTGTATATGTGGCCAACGCTGCTTGGCACGATGCGCCGCTGGTTCGGCGCAAAGCGAGATATGAAGACCACTGAGAAACAGTGGGCGGCTACCTGGGCGGCGCGAACGCGCGAGACCACGCGCGAGCGCAAGCTCCTGCACGTGATTGCTCAGTACTTGCAAATGGCCGAAAAGCAGGGAGCCGTCCAGTGGAACGGCGTTCGCCAGTGCGACTCGACGGACGACCCGACGAGTGAAGAGGAGCTTGAGGAGGCTTCGCGCCTTGCGCTGCGCAGAATCGAGCTACATCAATATGAGGACAGGCTGCACGCCCGAGGTGCTGCGGCTCGGCAGCAGGAGGCGGACAACCACGCTGCATGGCTGGAGGCCACGAAAGACGAGCGGGCGGAGAAGGCAAGGCTGGACGTTGAGCGCAAGCTGGCTCACCGCGAGGCGTGTCGCGAGCGCCTACGCATTCGCAGGGAGCAGAAAGCAAAGGCCCCGGTTGAGGACGGAACCAAGTGACCGACCTACAGCACCGACTCGCGCTGCTACTCGCCGCCGAGAGTGAGCGCGCACTGACCGCCGAAGAGCGACTAGAGCAGATGACCCGCGAGCGCGACGAAGCCAAGAAGGAAGCCGCTGAGTCATTCAAGGAGATGGTTATGTTGTACAACGAACACAGCTCTACCGAGCTTGAGCAGCAGCTCCGCATCGAAGAGCTGACGCGCGAGCGCGACGAAGCTCGCTCGCAGCTTGCAGAGATCGAGGCCGGGACGGTGGAACCCGCGGCACTGGCGCCGACCTACCACTGGCTCTGCACTGGCTGTTGCGAATACGCCGAAGACCCAGATGGGATGCCAGCCGGATGGCAGTGGGTGCCTCCAGGTATTCCACTGTGCGGAGAGTGCCTCGCGTCTGATGAGCAACGAAAGAAAGAAGCGAAGCTATGAACATCGAAGAACTGACGGCACTATGCGAAGAGCGAGGCCGCGCTATCTATGAGGCGAACTGCCACATTCTCCAGCTCACCGACTCGCTCAACGCAGCCACGCGCGAGCGCGACGAAGCTCGCTCGCGGCTTGCAGAACTCGCCCCCAAGGTGTTCATCACGCAGCTAGAGCG